TGACAGTCCATATAGCGGCTAACGGATTTTGTGAAGAGTGCGAGACAGAAAGAGCATGGAAGAATGCAGACAGGCAAACAATTTTACATGCACAAAAAAAGCAACGTATGGATTACTATGAGAAAGCGCAGAAATACGTAGATAAGAAGTGGAAAGAAAAGTACGGTGACGACCACATAGAAAACGTCAAATTGTATAAAAAATGAGCAATCCAATTAGAATTAAAAATGATGAATTGGTAGATGAGTTTTTTAGAAAACTGCCAAGTGAGTCATATGATGCTTTAGACAAGGCAATGACAGATACTGCACACATGATACAAACAGATGCAATGCGTAATGTAGCTGATAGATACAACAAGTCAGGGCGTGGTAAAGACGGAGGTGCATTAGATACAGGCAGACTTAACATGGGTTTTAGAGGGGTGGATGATGAGCCTATGCGTAAGGTAGTAGGCAATAATGTAAGTTATGCAGCACATATGGAATACGGAACAGGGCCAGCTATAGGTAGGCCAAAATACAGGCCGCCTGACGGTGCATTAGCTGATTGGGCAGGTCGTAAAGGTAGAGATGAAGAAGAAGTAGCTTCAAAAATATGGACATTTGGAACGCAGCCTCGTAGGTTTTTGGGAAGGGCATATCATAAACATAAACATAAAGTTCCTGAGCTTATGGCTGAACAATTAGCTGCAAGATTAACACAAATAGCAAGACAACAAATCGGCGTCAAGAAAAAATAACCAAATAATGCACACAAGTGTGTGTGTTATGTGGCAACCCGAGTAAATATTTTTCTTTTTATATCGCTTCATGTGTGCGTTATTTGTGGCAGACGAAAGTAACACTGGTTGGAAAGTCTACCGACCAGAGTGGTATAATGACAGAGTAATGGAGACATATATCTCCGCTCCAGTCGTCGATAAACAGAACGACATGATACCCACAGAAACTATCAAAGAAGCTATGGATTTTTACATGCGCTACGGCGTATATTCATATCGCCATGAGGAAATGCCTATTGGACTTCCCCTGGCTTACAAAGTTAAAAATGGTAAAGTTAAGATTAGAGTAGGAATACACAGTAAAATCGGAATGCACGACAAAGTGTGGAAAGAAATTAAAGATTACGGTCCAACAGGAGCCAGTAGTATTCGTGGTGAAGCTA